GAAGACGATGATAATCGGCGGCATCGCAGCGGGCAGCGTCGAGGTGCTGTCGATTGCGCCGAAAAACGGACGTCCAAATACAAAGTTGCGGATCAACGGCACACCGACCTCCAATGTGCAAATCGTATTCGCCGGTGCGCAGGCTATTCCGGCAGTCGATGGTCAAACATGGGCGGCGTCTGTCTGGGCGCAGATGACTGCCGGGTCGATGACCAATTTCACAGCAGCTATTTTGGGGATGAAAACTCAAAATGCCGGTGGCGCGACTGTTAACGCTTCAAACACGGCGTTTACCGGGACCGTCGGAGACAACGTGCGGCGATCCCATGTATCCACGATTTCGGGGGGCACCATCGCCTTTGCACGCTCCCAGGTGCAGTTTTCTTGGACTTCCGGCGCGGTGGATATCACCGTGGATATCTCAGCGCAGCAATTCGAGCGGGCAGGCGCGGCGACTGCTGTGCAGATTGTCGGTGCAGATGGCTTTGACGTGTCAGAGGCTGGCGTGCGCCCGGTGCACCAGCTCGTCTATGACGGCGTAGACGACTTTATGGACCTCGCGACGGCATGGACGAGCGGCGCGGCGTACACGCTCGCGGCGGCGCATAACCTCAACGACTCGACAACTTTTAACCGCTCGGTGGGGACGAGCTTCGGCAATACCGGCAGCAACGCTGGCCAGTTTTCGCGTGGTAGCAGGACGCGAATTAACATTCAGACGGACACCAATGATCGGCGGTCTGTCGAAACGGCCTCCGTTTTGGGGCGTGTGGTAGATTTCGCACGGATGGTGTCGGGCGGTGAGGCGTTCTACCGCAACGGCGTTCTTTCGACCGTATTCCCGGCAAGCGACGGATATCCTGAGCCGGTATTCAACACACTCGGGCGGTCTGGGTCTGGCTATGCGACAGGCAGCATATCCGCTGTGCTGGCTGTGACGGATGGCGACACGCCGCTTGAGGACGCAGAGCGGCAGATGATCCAAAAGTACTTGGAAAATAAGCGAGGGACAGTCGCATGAGTCGGATACTTCTGATTTGCCCTGAGGCGCATGTGGGCGATGCAAACCAACTGGCGATGGCGCTGGGCGACAGCGTTGCATCGTGGCAGCACACGTTTGGTGCTGCGAGCAGGCCGGACGCCGACGGAGCGCTCTATTCGGTGGCGTCCTGGGATGCTGACGACGCATGGCTGGTTGCGGTGCAGAGCGTGCCGGAGCGTCCGGGCTGGGACGTTGAGCCATACGAGATCAACATGGCCGCAGCTGCTCGTGCTCAGGCGCTGGTGGTGCTTTACGATCCTGAGTCTGACGGCCCGGTACCGCAAGCAAGCGCCGGCGCGATCCTGATCCTGCCGGGCGATCCGATGGCGATGGCTGCGGCGGCGGGGCTGGTGCGGATTGTGGAGGCGGCAGAGTAGCTGCAATGAACGCCATGTCCCACACCATGCTCAAGATCACACCGGATTTCACGCCTCAGAACGAGGCGGAAATGCTGGCGTGCCTGGCATCGTGGGACTGGCGCATCTATTCGGGCCAGCTTTACAAGATCATGGTCAAGGCCGATGACGGCGAGGGCGATGGGTTTGTCATGCCCTTCCGGCCAAACATCAATCAGCGCCGGTTCATGCGGGAGCTGCACACGCGCAACGTGATTCTTAAAGCCCGCCAGCTCGGATTTACGACCCTCATCGCCATACTTTGGCTCGACCACGCACTTTTCAATGCAGATCAGCGCTGCGGTATCATCGCCCACAGCCTCGATGACGCCGAGGTGATCTTTCGGGACAAGGTGAAATTCGCCTATTACAACCTGCCTGAAAGCGTGCGCGAGTCCTGCCCCTTGTCGCGGGAGACGGCAAAGGAGCTGATCTTTTCCCACAACAACAGCGGCATCCGCGTTTCGACCTCGATGCGGTCTGGCACCATCCACCGCCTTCACATCTCGGAAATGGGCAAGATCGCTGCAAAATTCCCAGAAAAGGCCAAGGAGATTGTCACCGGTTCGCTTCCCGCCGTCCCAACGAGCGGCATTGCGATCATCGAAAGCACCGCGGAAGGGCAAGAGGGTGAATTCTACGAGATAGCGACGCGCGCCGAGCGCGCCAGCCAGTCCAACCGCGATGAAGGCATCACGGAATGGCGATTCCACTTCTTCCCGTGGTGGATGGAGCCGGGGTATTCCCTCGATGAGCTTGAGACCGCCAGCGTCGTCGTCACACCGGAAATGCACCAGTATTTCGACACGATCGAGAGCGAGGGCGCGACGAGGCTGCGCCCGGGTCAGCGCGCTTGGTACATGGCCAAGCTGGAAAACGAATTCTCGGGCGACCACGAAAAGATGTGGCGGGAAATGCCGTCCAGCCCGGAAGAATGCTGGCGCCGGTCGATCGAAGGGAAGTTCTTCACCAAGCAGCTCGCCGCCGCGCGCGCATCAGGGCGCATTACCCAGATCCCTCACGTCTCAAGCGTCTTGGTCAACACGTTCTGGGACATTGGCGCGGGCGATGGAAGCGGTGTCTGGTGCATGCAGCACATCGGCCCGCAAGAGCGGTTCCTGCGGTATTTTGAGGGATGGGGCGAAGGCTATGCCCATTACGTCAAGCTATTGCGGGAAACAGGGTGGCTATTCGGGCTCCATTTCCTGCCGCACGACGCCTCGCATGTGCGCCAGCTTGGCGACCGCGTAGGCGCACCCATCGACTTCCTGCGCGACCTGGCCCCCGACTGGCGGTTCCACATCGTCCCGCGCGTCGACACCATCCAGCACGGTATCCAGATGACGCGAGAGGCTTTCAGCCGGGCGCTGTTCGATGAGGTGGGCTGCAAGGCCGGGCTCGACCACATGGAACTCTACGGCAAGAAATGGAACGCGCGCCTTGGTGTCTGGTCGCATGAGCCTGAAAAGCTCGCCGGTCACTCCGAAGCCGCCGATTCCTTCAGGCAATGGGCGCAGGGCTATGACCCCCGCCTGATCAAAGGACAGCGCCGACCGTCACGGCGCCTTAAAGGGGGAATGGCAGCGTGAATTATGTGATCAAAGATGTGAACCGAGAGGCCCTTGTTGAGAAGGTCGAGGCGCTCATCGTTGAACGCGAGCAAGGAGAAGGCACCGTAATCTATGCTTTGGACCTGTCGCAAATAAGCGGAGATTCCGAAGCCGTTCTGCGATGGGCATCGACCAAAGGGAATGCGACGCGGCGCACGGCGGCAGAAGAGCTTGTGAAACACAACGCAAAAGAAATCGGGGAGTGGTTCGGTGAATGTGCAGCAAAATGAGCAGACGCACGAGAGCGACGGCACCGAACACTACCGGCCGGCGATTGATCTGACCGTCTATCACAAGGTCTTTCGGCGCAGCGACGTGCTGATCTACTGCACATGGTTGCGCCATGGCGGCCAGTGGGAGCCGTGCCTCGTGCTGGTCCCCAAGAACGTCATGCTGATGGCCGAAAGGGTGATCCCCTGCATCGTCCCCATGAGCCGCGCGCATGTCTGGGACGAGAGGACCGGCGATCTTCAGGAGTGCCTGATCAATGCCGGCATCTTCTGCGCGAACCTCGGGTTCAATCCGTTCAATCCGAAGAACCCCCTCAAGATCATTGGCATCATCCGCGACCTGCTGGGCGATCTGCTGACCATCCCACCGCGCCAGTTCGTTGATGCGCCGATGCGTGTCGCGGCTGAGATGGAGGTGGTCGACAACACAACCGGCAGCGTGCGCGAGATGGAAGTGAGGGACGATCATGGCGTCGTATGAAACCCCCAGCCCGATCCGATCCGAGTTCAAGAACAGCGAACCGGCCGATCGCTACGGCGATCCCAACCGCTACCTGTTCGGCGGCGACCTGAAGAAAGTCGAGGAGAGCCCGCTGGACGGCGAGCGCGCAACGGTTTTGCACGGCAAGCTGATCAGCCACTACCTGCGCGAGCTCGACCGGCAGGCCCCATGGCGTCGCCGCATGGAGCTGGATGAAGACTTCTACGACAGCGAGCAATGGGACGCGGAATCCCTGATGGCGCTCAAGGAGCGCGGACAGGAGCCGTTGGTCCTGAACGTCATCGCCCAATCCATCAATTGGATCATCGGCAGCCAGCGCCGGGCCCGTAGCGACTACAAGATTTTGCCGCGCAGGAAGGAGGCCGCGAAGATCGCCGAGCGCAAGTCGCAACTGATGAAGTATCTCGCCGACACCAACAAGAGCATGTTCAGCTATTCCGAAGCCTTCGAGGAAATGGTGAAGGCCGGTCTGTCCTTTATGGAAAGCGGTGTGCAGGACGATACGGACGGCGAGCCGATCTATGACCGGTGCGAGTCGTGGCGCAACATCATTTGGGACAGCACAGCCCGCGAGCGCGACCTGAGCGACAGCCGGTACATTTTCCGCACCAAATGGGTCGATCTGGACACCGCCTGCGCCCTCTTTCCCAAGCGCAAGACACAGATCAACCTTTCGGCTTCCAGCACCTATGAGATGGGCGGAAGCGTTGACCGATTCGGCGATGATCCCATGGATTCGGCGGAACACGACACGATCGACGGCAGCTATTCCAGCATTGAGCACCCTACCAGCGTGCGAGAGCGCGTTCGCCTGATCGAGGCATGGTTCAAGGTGCCCGAGCAAGAGAACGTCATGGCAGGCGGCGACTTTGCCGGGGAGCTCTACGACGAGCGCAGCCCCGGCCACCGCCAGCAGATCGAGACCGGACAAGCAGAGGTGCGCAAGCGCCTGACCTACCGCATGTACGTCATGGTTATGACCACGAAGCACGTCCTTTGGATGTCGAAGTCACCATACCGGCACAACAGATACCCGTTCACGCCCATGTGGTGTTACCGGAAATCGGCCACAGGCGAGCCTTACGGCGTGGTGCGAAACATGGTCGATGCGCAAAAGGACATCAACAAGCGCTTCTCGAAGGCATTGGCCATCCTGAGCAGCAACAAGACCATCATGGACGCTGGCGCAGTCGATGACCTGGAGGAATTTGAAGAAGAGGTGGCGCGGCCAAACGCGATCATCGTCAAGAATAAAGGCTATGACCTCAAGATCGACGCGGATCGCGAGCTTTCTGGCGCGCACTTGAGCGTGATGCAGATGTCGATGCAGATGATCCAGACCCTTTCCGGCGTCACAGACGAGGCCATGGGGCGAACGACCAATGCCGTCTCCGGCCGCGCGATCATGGCCCGCCAGGAACAAGGGGCGGTATCCACCGCCAAGCCCTTCGACGCCCTGCGCGCGTGCAAGCAATATCACGGCGAAAAACAGCTTTCCCTCATTGAACAGTTTATGACCGAGGAAAAGCAATTCCGCATCACCAACAGCCGCGGGCAGCCCGATTACGTCCTGATCAATGACGGCATGCCCGAGAACGACATCAGCCTGACCAAGGCCGACTACATCATCAGCGAAGACAACTGGAACGCCTCGCTGCGCCAAGCACAGGTTTCCGAGCTGATGGAGATGATGACGCAGCTCGCGCCCGTCGCGCCGCAAATCGTCATGGTTCTTCTCGATCTGGTGGTCGAGACGATGGACATTCCCAGCCGCGAGGAAATCGTCAAGCGCATCCGCAACATCACGGGCATGGAGGATCCCGACGCTGACCCGTCAGTCCCAGACCCCGAGCGTGAGGCGCGCGAGCAGCAAAAAGAGGCGCAAGCCCAGATGCAGCAGCGCATGGAGGTCGCCCAGATCGCGAAGGCCGAAGGTGAGGCGGCAAAGGCTATGGCCGTAGCCGAGAAGGAAGCGGCCAACGCGGCAAAGCTCCTTCAATCCCTGCCCGGCGCCGACATCGAACAAAAGCGGGCGGCGCTTGAACTGGCCCTGATGCTTCTATCCAGCCCGCCGCAGGCCACCAGCACGGCAGACGTGATCCAGGAAGGGGCCGAGGGCAAGGCGATGCAAGGCATGGCCGCCCTGAAAGGTGGGGGAGAGCCTCCGCCCATGAGCCCCGAACAGGACGCCGCCATGATGGCCGAACAAGAAGCGATGATGGCCGAAGAAGCAGCACCTACCACCCTCTAAACCCAACCACATGATGAAGGAAATTTGATCATGCCGAACGATATCGACAAAGACGAACTGGACGATCGCGAAGAAGCCCTGTTGCCCGTGCTGACCGATGATGATGAGCAACAAACCGATGAGGATCAGGGCGATGATGAGCAGGATTCCGCAGGCGACGATTACGACATCCGCGACGAGATGTCTGCTGATGATCTGGCGCATGTTATGGCCCTGCTCACCGACGAAGAACGAGCGGCGCTTGAAGATGATGATGGAGACGACGACCTGGAAGACGCCGCAGCCGCCCCGGAGGCTGATCCGACCGGTTCCGGTACCGCGCCGGATGCGGCCGACATGGCGACCAAGCCTGCCGCGCAGTTTGATCTGACGGAAGAAGAACTGGCCGAGATCGACAATCAGGCCAAAGCTGCACGCCAGCAGGCAAGGGATAAGTGGCGCGACGGCGATCTGAGCGACGATGAGCTGGATGCCGAAATGGAGGCGGCAGGAACCCTGCGCGAAAAAGCGCTTCAGGACGCCATGGCCTTCAAGCAGGAACAGGTCGATAACGAAGCCTTTGAAACGCGCCAAGCTGATTTTGTTGAAGTGGCGCGGGCATATCTGACCACCGATTACCCCGAGCTTGCGTCGAAGGAGCATATTCTCAAGTTCGACGCGCATGTTCGTCAAGTCACAGCCTCGCCTAGTTACGCCGCGTTCAGCCATAGGCAGATGCTTGAGGCCGCTCACCGGCTTTACATCACCGAATGCGAGAACTTGGAGCTGAAAGCGCCCCCCATCAAGGGGAAGGCCAAACCCACCCCGGCCCCCACCCCGGCAAAGCCTGCGCTGCGGAGCAAGCCTGAAATCGTGCCGACGCTGGCGCGGGTGCCGGCCGCCGCAGCCAATACGGCATCCGATGGGCGGTTCGGAACGCTGCAAGCCCGCATGGATGCTGCGACTTCACCCTATGAGCTCGAAGCGATCATGCGCAGCTTGTCTGCGGAAGAGCGCGAGGCATTTGCTTCGGCTGACGCCTGATCATAAGCCCGGCCCGGCCTGGATATAGGCCAGGCCGGGCGAAATCCCGAAAGAGGAAAACATGGCGCTGACAATCAGGCTCAAGCCCGGCGAAACCATCGCCTATGGCGACGACGCGACGATCACGGTTCTGGCCAAAAGTCGCGGGAACCGGGTGTTCCTGCGCATCGACGCGCCGCGCGATCTTGTTGTCAGACGCATGACCGACCCGAACGAAACGCAAGATGTAGATGAATCTTGCCGATAACACACATCATGTGGTAACTTACAGGAAAATGACGGGCATGGATGTCCTCAGTAACCAATTTGGATGCCGAGGATACAATCATGCCGCAAACGATCATCCCCTGGGGCGACCCGAAAGCACAGAAAAAATGGTCCGGCACGCTGGCCGTCGATGTGGCCCGCACCGGCTATTGGTCGCGCAAGTTCATGGGCCGAGGCGAGAACAACATCATCGAAGAAAAGCTCGATATTGCGTCCGACGCTGGCGACCGCGTGTCGTTCGATCTTTCCGTGCGCCTGCGCCAGCGCCCCACCAGCGGCGATGCGCGAGTGAAGGGCAAGGAGGAAAACCTGCGCTTCTTCACCGATGAGGTCATCATCGACCAGCTTCGCCACCCGGTTTCTGCCGGTGGCCGGATGTCGCGCAAGCGCACGATCCACGACATGCGCAAGATCGCCAAGGACCGGCTGGCCGAATACTGGCGCACCTATCTGGACGAGTTGAAGTTCATTTACCTGTCCGGTGCGCGCGGCATGAACCCGGAGTTCATCGAGGGCGCTGATTACGCAGGCCACGCAGGCAACCCGCTGCGCGCGCCCGACGCCACGCACATTCTGTTTGGTGGGTCGGCGACCAGCAAAGCCACGATCACCGCCACCGACAGAATGTCGCGGGCCTTGATCGAGCGTGCAGAGACCCACGCCCGCATGATCCGCTCCTTCGACCAGGAGGCCACCGATATGGTGCCGGTCGACGTGGACGGCGAGGATCGCTATGTCGTCGTCATGTCGAAATATGCCGAACACGACTTGCGCGTAAACGACACGAACGGCTGGGTGCAGATTCAGGCCGATGCGTCGAAGGCCGAGGGCCGGGCCAACCCGATCTTCAAGGGTGCGCTGGGCATGATCAAGAACGTGGTCCTGCATGCCCACGAAAACGCGATCCGGTTCAACGACTATGGCGCTGGATCGAACCTTCCGGCGACCCGCTCGTTGCTCCTTGCGCGTCAGGCGGGGGTTATCGCCTACGGCACGCCCGGCAACATGCGGTATATGTGGAAGGAAGAGATGGAGGATTACGACAACGAACCCACCGTGGTCGCTGGCGTGATCTTCGGCTTCTCCAAGACCCGGTTCAACAACCGCGACTTCGGCGTGATTGCGCTCGACACGCACGCAGCGCCTCCGATCGGAGCCTGATCTGAGAACCGGGCGGCAAGAAGCCGCCCGGCTTTCCTTCACTCCCCCCCCCCAAAAGGAACAGTCCCATGCCCATCATGCAATCGGAAATGGCACGTCGCCGCGAAACGCCGCCCACTGCCTATGTCAGCGGCGCGCGCATGGTCGCGATCTCGTCCTTTACCTTCACCGCAGCCTTCACCGCAGCCGCAGACAAGCTGGAACTCGGCATGCTTCCGGCCGGTGCCCGCGTTGTCGGTGCCAGCCTCATCGGCGAGAACATGGGTGCCGTCAACGCCGTTGCGGGCCTGATGTCCGGCGAGCCGGGCGATCCGAACGACGCGCGCACCGTTGGCAGCCAGCTTTTCGCCGCCACCAGCGTTCAGACTGCAGCCGTCAGTGCGACGACACTCGCCTGCCTTACCATCGCGCCGAGCAATGTTCACCGCGCAATCGGCGTTACGCTTTCCGCCAACATCACCGCTGCGGCCAACAAGAAGCTGACGCTCGTTCTCGAATACGTCTTCTGAGCCGCAAAGTCTGGACAGTGAAGATCGACGCAGGGGCGGGCGGAACAACCGCTCGCCCCTTTCCATAACAACCCAGCCAGGAGGCCGGACCAGTGAAAATCGAATCCACCATCAAGCGCGCCAAGGGAACCTTCGTGACCATGCAGGACGGCACGCGCTATGCCTTTGCGCCCAACGACGAAGACGCACACGTCGCCGATGTCGAGGATGACGCCCATATCGAGCGGTTCCTTTCGATCACCGAGGGCTTTCGCATCTACCGCGACCCCGCCAAGGCCAAGCCCGCCAAGGCCAATCCCATCAAGGCCGATCCCATCAAGGCCGATCCCATCAAGGCCGATGCGCCCGATCCCAACATGCCCGATGCGACTGATCCCGATGGGGATGACGAGGGCGACGACGACACGCCCGGCGACAGCACCCAAGACCTGCCCCTTGATCAGATGACCCTGACAGACCTGCAGGCCGTCTATCAGCGCGAGCTTGACCGGAAGGCCCACCCGCGCGCAGGTCTCGCCAAGCTGATCGAGGACATCGAGGCCCACCGGGCAGGCGTCGCCCTGACCCCGGAGTAACACTGAATGGCGTTCACGGCTCAGCAGGTAATCATCCTGGCGCAAACGACGCTGCAAGACGCAGACGCCGTGCGCTGGCCTCTGGCCGAACTTCTTCGGTGCATCAACGCGGGAACGCGCGAGATTGCCTTGCAGAAGCCTACCGCCACCAGCGCGACTATCGAACTCGCTCTGGTGGCGGGCACAAAGCAGCAAATCCCCGATGGGTATCACCTCTTTCTGAGCGCCAGCCACAACGTCGCAAACGGCAAGCCGGTCAGGACGGTTGAGCGCGAAACGCTGGATACCGAGATCCCCGGCTGGCACAGCCCCGCGATCTTGCCGCGCAGCGCAACCGCAATGTTCGTGACCGATGACCACGACGACACCTCGACCTTCTATGTCTGCCCCGGCAATGACGGGACAGGCTTGATCGTCGCGACTCTTTCACGCTTGCCAGAAGCGATCCCGGTACCGGCTTCGCCCACCCTGATTGCCAGCTACGGCGCGACGGTGCCGCTTGGCGACATCTATCAGAACTGCCTTCTCGATTACGTCCTCTATCGCGCGTTCTCGAAGGACATCAATATCGCCGGTTCTGCGGCACGCGCACAGGCTCATTATGGCCTGTTTCAGCAAGCCCTTGGCATCAAGGCGCAGACTGAGGCCACGCAAAACGTCGACCGCCCCCAGAGCCGGTTCAGCCAGTAAGGGATAGCCCATGTCCGCCACGATCCGCCTCACCGAATTCCTTCCCTATGTTCTGCCCCATGCCCCCGGCGCCCCGGACTTCGTGGCCGAGAAGTACCTGCGCATGGCCGCAATCGAGTTTTGCGAGCGCACGCGATGCTGGCGCAAGATCACGGAAATGGACATCACGACATCGAACACCAGAGCTTTGGTTGCGCCCTATCACGCCGCCATTCATCAGATCGAGTTCGCCTCGTTCTCTTCGCCCACCCACCCGAAAAGCCCGCTGACGCCGACGCAGTATTCCGACATCAGCGATCGCTACCACCCCGAGATGGAGCAGGGAGGGCCGCCGAGATACATCACTCAGGTCAACCCCAATGAGGTCAGTGTCTTTCCGATGGCCCCCGGCACGCTTGAGGTGTCGCTGTTTCTCAAGCCCCGCATGGGGCAGGACTTCGCCACCAACGCGGTGGACGACCCGATGCAGGACACCTTCAACGTGGTGCCCGACTTCCTTCTTACGCAATGGGGCGAGATCATAGCGTCAGGCGCACTGTCCAAGCTCCTGACGCAGCCGCAAAAGCGCTGGACCGACCCGAACATGGCGGTCTTCTACCTGAACAAGTTCGAAAAAGCCTGCGACCGCCATTTCAGCCGTGGCGTGCAGGGCCAGCAGCGCGCGCCGCGCCGCACCAAGTTTGCTTTCGTGTGAGGGCCGGATCATGCTCCTGAAAGCCCAGAACTTCCGCGGCGAAATCCCAAAGCTGCAACCGAGGCTGTTGCCGCCCGGTTTCGGCCAGGTTGCGATCAACGTCCGTCTCGATGACGGTGCGATCCGCCCCCTGCGCGCGCCGGCCGCAGCGCACACCTTCCTTTCAAGCGTGGCGAGCTTCACCTTCTTCAATGACAACTGGATCGGCTGGGCAAGTGTGGTCAACGCTGTGCCGGGCCCTGTTGCCCAGAACCGCCTCTATGTGACCGGCGACCTGCAACCCCGGCTGATCTATGACGGAGGCACCCGGAACCTTGCGCTTCCCGCGCCGACCGCCGCGCCAACGGTAACGCCTGTTGGCACGCCCAACCCGGCAATCCAATCATCCATCCTGTTCACCTACACCCATGTCACCGACCTCGACGAGGAAAGCCCACCGGCTCCGCTGAGCGCTTCGGTCGATTGGAACCCGCCAATGGGCGTCACAGTGAACGCCTTCTCTGCGCCGCCAGCGGGCCGTGGCATAAACCGCCGCCGCATCTATCGGTCTGAAACATCCGCCTTGGGCGTGACGGACCTCTATTTCATCGCCGAGCAAGTAATCGGCGCAACCACCTTCACCTACGAGCAGAACACGCACCCCCTGCAAGAGGTTCTGGCCTCGAACGATTACGACGCGCCGCCCAGCGACATGCAGGGCATCATCAGTATGCCAAATGGCATGATGGCCGCTTTCTCTGGCAAGGAGATCCTGTTCTGCGAGCCATTCATCCCGCATGCGTGGCCGGTCAAGTATCGCCTCAAGGTCGATTATGCCATTGTTGGCCTTGCCGCTTTCGGATCAAGCCTTGCGATCCTGACAACCGGTCAGCCCTACATCGTGCAGGGCACCGCGCCCGAGAACATGGCGATGGAGCGCATGGAGGTGAATTACCCTTGCGCGTCGGCCCGCTCGATCGTGGATCTTGGGTACTCAGCCGTCTACGCCTCGCCGGAAGGCTTGGTGATGATCAGCAATGGCCGGGCCGATGTTATCTCGCGCCGCCTCTGGACGCGCGAGCAATGGGCAGCACTGAACCCGGCAACCTTCATCGCAGGCCAATACGATGGGGCCTATGTCGCGTCCTACCTGGTGTCCGAGGGCCAGCGCGCAATCGTGGTGCTTGATCTGACCGGCGAACAACCGTTCCTGACCCGCGCGACGGTGCAGGCCGCCGCCATGCACTATGACATTCAGACCGGCAGCCTCTTCGTGCTCGAAGGGGTTTCAGCGGGAACGCAAGTCCGCAGATGGGATAGCGGCCCGGCCCTGACCTACAGGTGGCGCTCCGGGCTGATGCACTATGGCGGGGCGGTCGGGTTTGGTGCAGGGCTGACGCAGACGGACGAGGCAGACGGCGCGAGCGTCACAACGCGAGTGTTCGGCGGCGGCCAGCAGATCATGGCCACCCAAGACGCCGACGAGGCCTATCGCGTGCCTGATGGCCTGCACCACCGCTGGCAGTTCGAATGCGAGGGCACCGCAACGGTGACGGGCTTCCTGCTTGGCGGCGATATGTCTGAGCTCGTGGGAGGCTGACATGACCATCTATGAACGCAAATTGCTTGAAGCCTTGCAGGTTCTCGTGGGCGAGCGCGGCCCGGGGGGAAAGCGGGCGCTGCGCGTTGAGGAATTCGACAAGCTCTTTCAGCCGGCCAACGTGACGACCATGAGGCGCATCGCCGAGATCACCGCCCTTGCCGCGCAGCAGGGCGTGGCGATCAACTCCATCGTGGTGAACCTCGCGACCGTCAACACCGATGTCGATGACGTTCAGGCCGCCGTGCAGACCTTTACCACAACGATACAGGCCGATTTCGACAGCCTGAACATTGATGTGGCTGCGGCGAATACCGCCGTGACGCAGGCGCAGACCATCAAGGATGAAGTCACCACCCTTCGCAATGAGACTGGCACGTTCAACACTGCGGCCGGGGCGGCCAGAACCGCGTCAGAAACAGCTCGCGACCAAGCGCAAACATCAGCGACAAATGCTCAAGGCAGTGCGACCGCCGCCGCAGGGGATGCGACCTCTGCATCTTCATCGGCGACGAACTCATCGAACAGCGCAACGGCGGCTCAAGGGCATGCCGTCAGCGCTTCTGCATCAATGGACGATGCAGTGGACGCCGCAGCGCTTTCAGCGAGCAATGCAAGTGCAGCGGCAACGAACGCCACCGCCGCCGCCGCATCCTCCAGTGATGCATCCATTGAGGCGACAGCGGCCAGCACTGAAAGGGTAGCGGCGGAAACGGCGCGAACGGCAGCACAAAGCGCCCGTGATGCGGCAGTCACTGCCAAGGACAGTGCAGAGACATCAGCGGCCACGGCAACGACACAGGCCGGGATATCGACCACAGCGGCCACCAACTCCGGCAGCAGCGCAACGAGCTCAGCGTCGAGCGCGGCGGCTGCGTCTTCTTCTGCCAGCGATGCAGGCACATCGGCCACGGCGGCGCAGACGGCACAGACGGCGGCTGAAACCGCGCGCTCGGGTGCCGAGGCGTCCGAGACCGCCGCCGCAAGCAGCGAGACCAGCGCGACCGCATCGCAAGCAGCGGCATCCACGAGTGCCACTACATCTGCCACAAGCGCCACCGCAGCCGGAACAAGTGCCACAGAGGCAGGGACCAGCGCAACAGAGGCAGGGACCAGCGCAACAGAGGCAGCCACCAGTGCATCTGCGGCTTCTACCAGCGCAACCACCGCTGCGACTTCTGCGACAGAGGCCGAAACGAGCGCAACGGCAGCAAGTGCAAGCTCCACCACGGCGACGACAGCGGCGACAAGCGCAGGTGTTGCGCGGGATCAGTCTGTGACCGCCAGGGATGCCGCCGACAGCGCAGCCGCACTCGCAGGTGATCGACTGGCAGTCACCGCCGCGATTACATCGCAAGGCGTATCAGTGTTGCGCGACCAGTTCCTTGAAAACCTGAGCGGCAATTACTGGACTCGCGAGACGGCGCAAGGCGCGCTTACCCGTCCAGATAACACGCTTTTTTCTATAGGCCGCGATTGGCAATTTGTTCTAACCTTGGGCCAAATCGACGGCATGATGACGCAAAGCGATCGGGACAACTGGCGCGGTGCTGAAAACGCGACGCAATACCTTGTCGAGGTAGACTTTACCCTCGTCTCTGGCCCTTTGGGGCCGGTCAGCCTTTGGTTTGATTGGGTGAACGACGCAGGCACGGTCCACCGCGTCGATCAAGATTTTGCCGATAACGTCGTTGGCCTTCTTGTCGTTGGGCAGGCAATGACAGCATCCTTTCTGGTCGAGCGCCCATCGGGATATTCTGGGGTCTTTTCGTTCAACCGCGCCTATGTCTGGGCAGCGGAGCCAAGTTCTTCCGGCGCCGCGAAAACAATCAAGTTTCACAGGATAAGCATTCGGCCGGCCAATAATGCTGAAAGGCGTGTTGTCAGCATCGAGGCGTCAGTTTCCGCTGAAAGCATTGCTCGCGCTTCTGCCGATACCGCCTTGGCAACGCAGATTACCGAAGTCGAGACCGATCTGGACGGTGTGACGGCTTCCGTGACGACGCAAGCCACCGCAATCAGCACCCTTGAGGGCAATGCCGCTGCGACACTGGCCTTTCGTGTCAAGGCTGGCACCAGCGGCGCGCAGATAGAGCTTGTTGCAGCAGACGACCCGGCAGGCTCGGTGTCAGCGGCCAGAATCGACGCGGACGAAATCATTCTGACCGGTAGCGTAACGGCTGATCTGATAAGCGTGACCGAGCTTTCGGCAATCACGGCGACCCTTGGCACATTTCAAAGCGCGGCCTCTGGCGAGCGTATCGTGATCGAGGGAGACCGGATCAGCGTGTTCGACAGCGGCAACCAGCTTCGCGTTCGGATCGGCAGGCTCGCATGAGCTATGGCTTAGAGCTTCGGCGCGCGGATGGGACGCTGGCCCTGTCCAGTCGTGAAACCCTGTTCCGGCTTGTTCATGCTGAAAAGTGCGCGGATAATTTCACAGGGACATTTTCCGTGCCAACCTTCGATACTGGCGGCACGTTTCAGGACGATACCGCAAAGGGGTTCTTCTACGTCCAATACGAGATTTCGCCGATGCCAGACTCTTTTAACCTGCATCGTCCGGCCATTGGCTCGATTACCTTGCCCAGCCTCAACTGGGACAACGCAACCAAGGTGATGACCGTGGCCCCCGCAAACATTCCTGCGGGATGGCCTTCTTCTTTTGGAGCAAGACCGAGTTACGAGATAATCTTCATGCACTTCGGGTGATGCCTTGGCCTATGGAATAGAGATCAGGAACCAGTTCGGTCAGGAGGTCTTTGACCTTGGCCGATGCTTTACTATCAGGCAAACAGGATCGACAGTGCCTGCTGTTGATGCGGATATAACGCGATTTCTCAGCATCGGTCAGGGGTTTTGGGAATTCAACGGTCCGAGAACTATGGAAGTCTTCACATCCTCCGGCTTCACTTCTCAGGGAACACTGGCGCGGCGACACGAACACCCTCACTTCATGGGGTCTGGCGTCGGCTTGATGAGGGTGATTGGTGGAGTATATAGTGATCGAAACGGACGTTTTCCGACCCCGTTGGTGCCCAGATCATCGCTCTATTTCTACAAGGTCGGCACCATCGGCCTGCTTCATCACAGCGAGCATTTTATTGAAGATCACTTTGAGACGAATGCCACACCTCAATACGGCATGTTCGCCGTTTGCCTGCCGACAGGCAACACCCCCCTGCCCTATCTGCGCGTCGATGCCGAACCGGTATCCGGTCTTTCAGGCGCTTACGGCATGCAGATCCTTGACGGGGCCGGAGCCATAGCCTTCGACAGCCGGTCGCAATTTCTGGCAATCTCAGAGGTTCGCCTAATCACAAGCGCGCAGATCGCCACCATTATCGACAATAATGCGGTGATAGACCTGACCTTGCGCACTGCCGTGCCCGGTTGCTACATCGCCGCGCCCAACCACACGAGCTTTTTCTTTGTCGGGGCAAACGGCCAATACCGTCACGTCAAGATCGAGCAGACCAGCGATACCAATATTCGGCTTTCCCGGCATTTTCATGGCCCCCCTATCGGCAGGGGCTTTCCCAACTTTGGCGTCAGCAACACCCTTGTGTTGGTCATCGCCCGAGACCCTTTTGCATAAGGACAAAGCCATGCGCGTGACGATGCAAGACCAAGCCGGGCTGTTGGAGTGGGCCGCACCGCGCATGATCGGCATGGCCGCTGCGCGGCTGCCAGACGAAACCATCGGGATCGGGGTTTTCGATGGGGCGGATTCGCTGCGAGCTGTGATCTGCATGAACGCATTTTATGACCATCAGGCGAGTATTCACATTGCTTCCGATGGCGGCAGGGCTTGGGCGGATCGCAAGGTTCTGGCCTTGGTGTTTTCATACGCCTTTCGATATCGAAGGCTTTTGCGCCTTGAGGCGCGCACCTCGACAAAAAACACTGCGGCAACCGTCCTTATGGTCAAGTTGGGGTTCAAAATCGAAGGTGTAGCAAAATGTGGCGCACATGACGGAGGTGATGCTATAGTGGGGGCCATGCTGGCGCAGGATTGCCCGTGGTTGCCCTCAAGCCCGATGGAGTAATCAGATGGGAAAATCGTCAGCCCCCGCCCCCGATCCGCGCATCGGCGAAGCCGCCGTCAAATCCGCAGAGCTTGGCGACCGCTATCTGACGTGGATGCAGGGCCAGTCGGATAAGGCGAACTCTTGGGCCGACCAGGATCGGGCGCGCTACAAGGACGTGTTTGAGCCGCTTGAGGATCGCATGATCGCCGATGCGACCTCTTACACTTCGCCCGAGCGCAAGGCGATGGCCGCCAGCGAGGCTATTGCAGATGTGCGACAGCAAGGCGCGCTTGGCCGCCAGCAGCAAACCCGCCAGATGGCGGCGGTGGGCGTGAATCCTGCGTCTGGGCGCTTTGCCTCCGAGACGCGCAGGGGGGCGACCGGCGAGGCCCTTGCGGCAGCAGGGGCAGGGAACCTGGCCCGTCGCAAGGTTGAGGCCGTGGGCGATGCGAAAATGGCGGATGTGGTGAACATGGGGCGCGGCTTGGCCGTGAACCCAGGGCAGAGCCTCGGCATGGCCGGGAACATGGCTGGTGCCGGGTTCCAAGGTGCTATGGGTGGGCAGCAGCAAATGGGCAGCATGCTTACCCAACAGCATCAAATGCAGATGCAGGGATGGCAGGCGAACAATTCCAATATGGCTGGCATTGGCCAAGGCGTCGGCATGATCGCCGGAGCCTTCATGTCGTCCAAGGACGTAAAGACCAACAAGCGCGAGGCCATGAGCGTGCTTGATGCGGTCAAGGACATGCCGGTCGAGCAGTGGGACTATAAGCCGGGCAAAGGCGACGGCGGCAGTCACATCGGGCCCTATGCCGAAGACTTCAAGGCGAAGACGGGCTTGGGCGACGGCAAGACCATCAACGCTATCGACCTTCACGGCGTCACGATGAAGGCCGTGCAGGAGCTTGCCAGTGTGGTCGATATCATGTCGGGCAAACTCGACAAGATGAAAACGAGGGCCGCATAAAATGGCCCTCGCAGCAGGCTTGCTTCAAGGCATTGGTGGCGGCATGCAAATGCGCCAAGACCGGCAGCTTCGCCAGCGCGAGCTTTCCGCTATGGAAGCAATGGGGCAGAACAGAGGCGGGCAGACCCGGCCCGGCCCGGCTCCGATGGGAATGGGCGTCAGTGATATCGCCGGGGTATCGGGCGGAGGCGGGGCTTTTCCTGCCAGCCTGATACAAGCCGAAAGTGGTGGCAACTGGCGCGCGCTGAACAACGAGGTTGGTTCCGGTGGAACGCGCGGCCACGGCGGACGGCTGCAGTTTGGTCAAGCGCGCCTTCAAGACGCGGCACGCGCCGGTGTGATCCCGCAAATGACGCCGCAGCAATTTGCAGCATCATCGCCCGAGATACAGATGGCTGCGGAGAACTGGCATTTCAGGGACATTGACGAGGCAATAGACGCGACGGGCGGAATCGGCCAGATGGTGAACGGCGTTCCCCTGACGCGCGACGCCCTACGCGCGGTTGCGCATCTCGGTGGATCGGCAGGCATGTCGCAATTCGTGCGGTCGGGCGGGCAATACAATCCATCGGACAGCTTTGGCACGTCGCTGATGGATTATGCCACAAACCACTCGGGCAACGGCGCGCGATCCGCACAGCCAGCGCAGAACCGCCCCGCACAGCCAACGCAGCCCGCAGGCCGATGGAGCTGGGCAAACACCATGTTAACAGGAGGCGCAGGCCGATGAGCTTTTTTGCAGGATTTGTTCAAGGCGTCTTTCAGGGTAAAGACTGGCGCGACAACAAGAACGACCGCAAGCGCGAGCAGGGCATTGCGGACGAGCGCCTTGATTGGGAGCGCGAAGACCGAGGCTGGACCGGCGAAGCCCGAGATCGTCAGCGTCAGGTCTGGACGCAGGCTGATGAAGATCGGGCGCGCACAAATCGCGAGCGCCAGCGCGGCGAGGACAACCAAGCCGAGTTCGAGGATATCGTTGACGGCTTGGAGGGTGGTGGACAGCCGCAGGACCGGGGCACGCCAGCACGAGAAGGCGAGCGGCCGCCGCGCACAACATCCACACGGGGCGGTGCATCGGCGCGCGAATTGTCCGTTGCTAACCTTGGATCGCTTGGAAGCGCCGCAGACAGCGTGAGCATGGGGCAGCCTGCTACCGGCGACCCGCGCCAGCCCGTTCCCGCGTTGAGCATGGGGCAGCAAGCAGATGGGCCGCGCAACGCCAGCGCAACGCCAGCGCAACGCCCGAACAACGCGCGCGGCGACAGGTCCAGAGGCGACGATGCGATGCGCGCCGACGAGGATTTCAGACCGCAGCCGCAGCGACAGCCGCTTTCCATCGCAATTCCAGCCGTGATGCCGCCCCGGGGCGAAGATGCGATGCGCGCCGATGAAGACTTTCGACCTGCGACGCGCAGGGGGGCTGGCAACGACGACGCGATGCGGATGGACGAGGATTTCCGACCCGTGCCGCCCCGCAGCGTGCGCGGTGGCCAGCCGTTCGATCAGAGCAGCGTTCGACCAGAAGAGCCGCAGCAGCCCCGCAGCGTGCGCGGTGGGCAACCGTTCGTTGGTGGCCGTGAGCAGCCCGGTCCCTTGCCTATGACGGTCAATCCAAACGGCAGTTCGCTGATTGATGCGGCCCAAGGTCGTGGCCAAGCCTCTTCGGATTACACCGAGGCGACGCGCGGGTTCCGCAGCGACGCGCCCCAGCGCGGTGTCAGACCTGTAGAAGATGCGCCGCCGATGCCGAGAAGCGCTGGTGACGAGCGGTTGCGCGCTGATGAAGACTTTCGGCCAAGAGAGTTGCGACCAAGAGATGAAGCGCCGGATCGCAGGGGCCCGCCCCGAGACGTGCGCGGTGGCCGTCCGTTCAGGGGAGAGCAGGATAGCGGCACTGGTGGCCTTGGTGTGCTCCACAATATGATTGCCGATGCGGATGAAAGCCGCGCGCGCGAGGATCGCGATGCGGCGAACGATCAACTTCGCGCCCGCGAGGATGGCGAACGTGCGCCAACCCCCTCTGAGGCGCGGGCTCAAGCGATCCAGTCCGGCGCAGGCGGCATTGCGGGGCGCGGGGGCATGAGCGTTCTGGACGCCGTGACGGATGCAGGGGCTGTGCTCAACAGAGCGGGCACCCGCGTTATTGAGGGCGTCGGCGCGGGCTTGTCGGTTGTGAGCCCCAGCGCAGGCGCGGCGGTTTTCGATGCCGTTGGTCAAATGGATCGCGCCAGTGATCGGCTTGCGGGCATGGGGGAAGGCACAGCCGCCGCGCCGATGCCCCCCACTCAGGGCCTCGCACCTGCGGCCCCGTCAGGCGCACCCGCCGCCCCAGCACCCGCTGGCCAGCAGCCTACGGCTCAACCCGGCCCGGCTCAACCCAGCCCGGCGCGGGCCGCCCCGGCCCCGAGTGGAGCGCCGTTCAGTTCGAGGTTCAACTTCAACGGGAATGAAGGGACGATTTCCGGGCGCGAGCGCGTCAGCACCAACACCGTGGCCGATGTCGTCCCGCGTGAAACTCAAAGCGGTACGCCCGCGCCCTCTGTCGCAATCGCAGGTAAAGCGATTTCTGCCCGGTTCAGCGCAGGCTTTTCAATCCGCGATGCCGCCAATCCGCAAGCTCAGGCCCGCCCCAAGGCCAGCGAGGTTCGCGCGACGGCGCGCGAGGCGGTGAAGCGATTTGATGAGGACGGCATTCGCCGCCTTGAGCAGCACTTTATTCGCAACGGAGAGTTTGGAAAAGCCGAGCAATGGCGCAGCTTTGCCACCAGCGCCAACACGCAAGCCGCGCTGGGAAAATGGGTCGAGGCAATGACCTACTGGCAGATGAACGACGAGGACGGCTTTCTGGACTCGGTGGCCGATGTCTACAACTCCCGAGGCTATTACGAAGACGGCTTGAGCGTCTTGCGTGAGGGCACGGAGTTCCGCAGGGACGAGGGCGGCAACATCATCGGCGCCTCGATCACCTTCCGTGATGATGCGAGCGGCGAAACTTTCAGGCGCAACATCCAAGGCCCACGCGATCTTGTCGGTGCGGCAATCATCGGGGCGCTTTCGCCGGAACAAGTCTTCGAGCAAGGCATGGCCGAGGCGCAAGCCATGGCAGCGCAGCAGGAGGCCGACGCGCGAGGAATGAGCCTTGATGATCGCGTTCAGATCGAAACCCGAGTGACCGCCCTTGCGACGGAAATGGGAAAGATCACTGGCGTGACGCCTGAGATTTACGAACAGGCCCGCCAGATTGTCGAGCGACAGCTTGGGATCAACACTGGCGGGAATGTTCCCGTCCTGACTGACTGACGCTACATCTGCGCTTTCTTGCGCGGATAATACAAGATATCGTTCCACAGAACTCTGACGCGAGGTTCCGCCGTGCTTTTCTCTGATCGCAATTACGCCGCCCAGAACCGCAGCACGTTTCAGCAGATCGAGGACGTTGCGCGCAAATCACTGGTTCCCGTGAACGTGCTTCTTGCGATCGGTGAACGGTCTGGTGTTGAAAAGCCCGAGGATCTTCTGACGGTCGTGCAACGATCTGCGGAAGACCTTGGCCCCCGGATCAAGGCCGGTGGCGACGTGAAGCAGATCATCCGCGAGATGGCGGGCGACCAGTCCGACGCATTTCTCACCCGGGCGCGCGAAATCGGGATGGAGCTTT